ATGTTTTTGTTGCGGATTTTTAGAATAATTCATGTGGCTCATGTGTCAACTTTATTCGTCAAAAAAATTTCAGATAAAGGAAAAAAGTGCATAAATGGTTGAAATTATTACAGAAAAAAAATGAGTGGAAGATGCGAAAAATTGCAGATCAAACAGGAAAAGCTGTTGCTTCCTGCTCATCCTGGTTCAAAGCAGGCATCATCCCCCCAGAAAAACATTGGCCTGGGATCTCTGCTTTTCTTGTGAATGAAGGATTGACTGAATACACATTGGATCGGGTGACAAAATTATATGATCAGCAACGTCGAGACGAAGGTCTCATTATCAACTGTCACTTCTGCGGAGATGAATTCTTACGACATACTCAAACCAGGATTTATTGTCATAAACCAAAGTGCAGATCCCTGAAGAACCAGAAGGAAAGAAACAAGATCAAGCCTGCTGAGCCAGGAAAATATAAAATGTTTAACCTGGGACCTGGACCGAAGGCCTGTCAGTCTCATCAGATCACCAGGGAAACAATAAATGAATCGGTGAAGGAATTTTTGGAAAAAGGAAAATCAATCGAACATCTTCCAAGTTATGACCCTGGAGTGATGACCAGACTGGAAGATGAAATGATGAGAGCAGGGTTTTAATGAGTGAAAAGCTAACGGTCAAAGAACTGAAATTCGTAGCAGGGATCATCAAAGGTCTCTCTCAAACCGAAGCATGTATCAAAGCAGGATATTCAAAGAATGGTGCATCGACACAGGCAACAAAGCTCATGCGGAAACCTTCTATTCAGGGGGAAATAGAAAAGCAAGTTTCTGGGCAGGGATGGACCCCAGAAAAGGTAATCGGAGAACTGCAAGACCTTTATTTTAAGGCGAAAGAGGCGGAAGCCTGGGCTCCTGCCAAGGACATGCTAACCCTGCTAGGTCGGCATGTTGGAGTGCTGAAGGATGAGAGGACAACCAAGACCGAGGTCTCTCACTCATTTGAATTGCTACTCGACAAGGCCAAGGATATCACCCCTGAGCCCTTGCAATTAAACGATTCACGCACATTACCCGTGTACAATTCTCAAGAAAAAGACACGCATGTCAACTGATCAGGCTTGCAGGGTCGTCTCCCCCTGCTTGCCAAGGCAGGTCGGTCCCCCCCAGTCTACCGGCCTGCCGACCACAAAAAGGAAAAAAAGAAGGAACGGTAGGGGTCCCTGGATCGGAGCCCAGAGCCAAACCCCCCGGGCCCCCGCGCCACCGCCACCCCATAATTACATACAGTAGTTAGAGGCATTTATGCACACAGACCGAAAATCCCTAAAACAACGTGAACAGCTAGAAGGATACCTAAATGAGCAACTACGAGAGAGACGAACAAAGGAGACAGGAGATGGCTCAGGAAAGACAAGAAGAAAAGGCATGGAATACGACAGGTTCAGCGCAGAAGACGACCCAGTCGCCCCAATATAACCCTACTTTACGCTACGACGATCCAACGGTAAAAAATCTTAGGGACCCAGTCGAGCATCCGGCCCACTATACATTTGGCAAAATAGAGGTTCTTGACGCAATTGAGGACTGGGGTCTGGATTATCACAGGGGTAACATACTAAAATACATAGTTCGGGCGGGGAAAAAGGGAGATAAATTAATAGAAGACTTACGAAAAGCCCGCTTTTACCTGGATAGGTACATTCGGCTGCATCAGGAGCATAAAGATGGAATCGATTATCATTGAACTAGACGACGAGACGTTTATGCATTTGGCTTTATTAGCGCATGAAAGGGAGATGACCTTAAATGACTTGATTGTGCAGCTATTAATAGAGCAAGTTCAAAGGAACCCCACAAACACGGTAAATTTACAGATGGTAAATGGAGAATGATCTAGTCCAGCTTGTAGCAAAACTGCAAAGGGACCCGGTTTTTTATTTCAACAACTGCCTAAAAATCCAAGAGTTTGGGACGGGGGAGTTAATTCCGTTTGAACTCAATGAGGTACAAGGGATTCTGCATAAGATGATGGAGAGGCAGATTGCCAGAGACGAGCATGTGCGAATGATTGTGCTGAAGGCTCGTAGATTTGGCATATCAACGTATGTACAGGGCAGGTTTTTCCATCATGCAGCGATGAACCGGAATAAGGTGGTACAGATCACGACGCATAGTAAGGCGGCTACTGATGTCATGTTTAATATGGCCCGGACTATGGAGCAGAACCTGCCGAAGGAGATAAAGCCACAGATGAAATATTCTGGTAAGCGGGAGATGCACTGGGGTAGCGATGAAGGTGGTCTTAACTCGTTGTACAGCCTGAGCACGGTAGGGGGTCGGGAAGTGCGGGGTAGTAAGGTGGACTTTCTGCACTGTAGTGAGGTAGCAAGCTGGGGGCACAGTGGAGAGGAATACTTGCTCGGCCTCCTAAACTGCGTGGTTCAAGGTTTTAAAACGGAAGCGATTATAGAGAGCACGGCTCAGGGCACGGGTGGAGTCTTTCATGACATGTTCTGGGATGCGTATTCTGGGGACAGTGGTTGGGAGGCGGTGTTCTTTCCCTGGTATATGTTCAGCCATTATACAAAGGACTTTAAAAACGATGATGAGCGACAGGAATTTCAGGCTATACTTGGAACGGATGATAGATACGGAGGTGAGGAGGAAGCAAAGCTTTTGGGAGTCTCGTGTGAGTTTGACGTTGGTGCGGAAGATCCGCTCAGGTTTGAGGTGACGCTAGAGAATTTAAACTGGAGGCGGCAGTGCATACGGACCCAGTGCCAGAATGACCTGAATAAGTTTCACCAGGAGTTTCCTAGCACTGCGAGAGAGGCTTTTGTATCAACGGGTAGAGGGGTGTTCCCGAGAGAGCAGTTGAACGAGATGGTTTTAGATGCGGAAAAGCTGTCCCGGGAAGTGCCGAGTGAAGGGTTTCATATTCCAATACAGGCGTACAAAGAAGGTAGAACCAAGGAAAAGTATATAATAGAGGCTCAAGATGATGGAGAGCTTCAGGTTTGGCAGAGACCTAACAAGCAAAGGGACTACAGAATTGGTGTTGATGTAGCGGAAGGCCTTGATATAGGCCGAGATACAGACTGGTCGGTAGCGGTAGTGATAGATCCTCACACGTTTGAGGAGGTTGCTATGCTGCGGTGTAAGATAGACCCCGATCTGCTGGCTTGGCAGTTGGCTAGTCTGGGCAAGTGGTACAATAATGCACAGTTATTTGTGGAGAGAAACAATCATGGACTTGTAACTTTGAAATTTCTCCAGGAGATTCATTTGTATCCCAATCTCTACTCAGAAAAGATTTTAGATGAAAGGTCGTCTCGTACCGCTAGAAAGCTGGGATTTCATACGACTGTTAAGTCTAAGCCCCTGATAATAGACTATTTACGGGAGCTAATACGGGAAAGGGAAATAAAGATTCATTCTCCAAAGTTACTGGATGAGCTACAGACTTTTGTAAATTTACCTAATGGCAAAATGGCGGCACAACCGGGATCACACGATGATTGTGTTATGGCCCTGGCAATAGCTGCATTTGGAGCAAAGATGTATCCGGCATCGGGTCAACACCATCAAAGACATGTGTCGTTTTACCGGAGGCCACTAAAACTCTTTACCCCTTCTAATTTATGACCAATGTTATTACAGCAGAATTTGGACAACGACATTTAGAAGAGGACCTCGAGCCTGTAATGTCAAACTTGATTGACGTATTTATAGAGCATTTTGGGGAGGAGGCTGGTTTACAGCTATCACTTGGCATCTGTGCTTCGCTGAACAATTTATCTGAAAAACTGGAAAAGGAAATAAATGGCAGAAGAAGTACAAGCGATTGAGGTTGAGGTCAAGACGGTTAGTGCGCCGCTTGATGATCTCGCCAAGTTAGTTCAGGAAAAGTTTACAGAGGCGAGGACTTATCGTAGGGATCACGAGACTCATTGGCAGGAGTCTTATGATGCGTATAGAGGAAAGTATCCTAGTCATATAAATAAATCAACGGAACTGGCAAATGAGCGCGGGATTTTTGTCAACCAAACTAGACGAAAAGTCAATTCGGCTAAAATCAAGATTGGCACACTCCTATTTGAAGATGGTCGCATTCCTTTCAGTATTACGCCTTCTCGGAGGCCTAGATTTATTCCGCCTGACTTGGATGCGCCTGCTGGAAGGCCTGACCTTCTTGAGGATGCGATCCGGGGTCGTGCTGAAAATATGGAGAACAGAATACGGGATATACTCGATAGGACAGGGTATAACCAGGCTGTTCAACATAGTATCCATGAAATGTGCTTGTATGGCACAGGATGTACGAAAGCTATTTCGCTGGAAAGGAGAAATTTTCCTGTATTCCGCTCGGCAGGAACTCCAGATTATATGCTGGAGGTGGAAGCGGCGAAGGAAGAAGAGCTCGTACCAGCAGTAAAACATGTTTCTATATGGAACATATTTCCTTCACCTGAAGCAGAGAGTCCACAAGATGCTGACTACATTGTACAACGGAGCTTTGTCAGCCCTAAGCAACTTAGGGAGATGGCTAAAGTTGATGACAGTTTCATACCAGGAACTATTGAAGAAGTTCTTAAACAAGGGTTCGGAGAAAGATCAGGATACGACGAAAGCCAACACCCAAGAGTCTACGACGAATCAAGCTACGTCAGGATAAAAAGCATAGAAATCCTGGAGTTCTGGGGCAAAATTGATGTTAAAGACTTTAGGCCTTATTTAAACCTGGAAGAAGACGACATGAGGGAAAACCTCGATGTTGTTATGACGGTGATAGGGGATAAGGTGGTTAAGATGGAGGAGAATCCATTTGATGGACAGATGCCTTATCATTTTTGTTACTGGCAGAAGAATCCTGAGACGATATGGGGCGATGGGATCTATTATGCTATTAGAGATGTACAGGCCATTCTAAACTTCAGTTATGCAATGATGGTAGAGGGTAAGTCTTTGTCATCGGTTCCTATCACCGTGGTTGACCCAAATGCTTTTGAGGCGGGCGAGGATACGGAGCAGATGTATGCGGGCAAGCAGATAAGGTTGAAGCCGGGACAGAGCGTGAGAGATGCTTTTCAGGCGGTGGTGTTACCTGATGTTACCAATGGCTTGATAGGATTGATACAGCAGTTGGAACGAGAAGCCGACCTGGACAGTGGACAGACTGCTATTGGTTACGGTGATATGAGTCCATCGCAGACTAAGACTGCAACGGGTATGAGTATTCTCAATAGTAATGCCAACCGACAGACCGCAGATGTTGTGCGCTCAGTCAGTAACATGATCACACAGAATATTCAGTCTATATATAGGTGGCTGATGGTTGACTCACCCGACAATACAATCAAGGGCGACTACGAAGCGTTGAGCACGGGGTATGAGCAGTATGTTGCAAAAGAGGTTCATAATACACAGCTTATGCAGTTCTTACAGGTTGCTGGATCTTTGCCTCAATTTCAGATGTTTATCAAACATGAGGCTTTTATCCGGCCCCTGTTAAGGGCGTTTAATCTCGATCCAGAGCAGATGTTAAAGACTGAAGATCAGGTTGCTATGGAAATGCAGCAGGGACAGCAAGCACAACAGCAACAGTTGATGCAACAACAACAGATGCAACAACAAACTATGGCCGCTCAAATCCAAGCTAAGGCTCAGGCAGACATGGCGGTTGAGCAGGCAAAAGCCTTGTTGCAGGAAAAGAAGGCGGTTAGTGATGACCAACGTGAAATGGAAATTAGGGAGCGTCTTGAATTAATGAAACAAGGTAATGTGCTTCACCCTGCTAATCTGGCAAAGAGCTCTATTTTGTTGCAAGAAGAACAGCAATCTCAACAAATGGCAATGATTCAGCAACAACAGGCGCAGGAACAGCAGATGATACAAATGGCTGAGCAGCAAGAGGCACAGAGAATAGCTCAAGAAGATCAAGAGATCATGGAAGAGATCGCGCAGGAACGGCAACAAATGGCATCGGACAGATTACAAGGGGGTCCAGATGCTTCTGATATAAGACGACAGGAGATGGAAGAGAATGCGCCAACCGGATAAATATATTGACAATAAAACAATAGCTCTTTTAACTGAACATCCAGGGTGGAAACACCTGAAGAACCTGTTTATGGACAGGTTGGATGCGGAGATTGAGTCGATAGTTCGTGCTCCACTTCACGATACCGAGTCACTAGCGAAGCACAATGTTCGCATTGGCCGGATACAGGCCTGGGAAGAGATAATAAAATATCCTGAGCAGGCTACAAACAAACCGACCTCTACCGGATAGCCGAGGGGTCAACACCTTAGATCCGTTTTCAAC